CGCAATTACTCAAGGCCAACGAGTTCTGTTCTTTATGGATCCATTCAAGTTGGTCCCGATCAGCCAGATTGCAGAGATTGCTGACAAGTTCACTCGTAATGAGATCATGTCTCCGAATGAGATTCGGCCAATTGTGGGTCTTAAGCCGGTAAATGATCCAGAAGCCGATGAATTGCGAAACCGGAACCTGAATAAACAGCTTTCCCCGGATGAAGCGGCACAACCAACTACCACGGAGGAAGAATCCAATCAAAATGAAACCTGAAAAGTATGACTTTGCTGGTTATGTGACCAAAAACGATAAGTTGTGCCTTGATAAGGCCATCATTCGTCATGGCGCATTCAAGCATAATGACGGTATGACCGTTCCCTTGGTATGGGAACATGGTCGGAAGATCCCTGAGAACATTCTGGGTAACGTTGTGCTCGAGCATCGAGATGATGGTGTCTATGGATATGGCACTTTCAACTCAACTCCTACCGCAGAGCACATCAAGACCTCCGTGATGCATGGTGACATCAATAAGTTGAGCATTTATGCCAATGAATTGACTCGTCGTGGTAACGATGTTCTTGACGGGGACATTGGAGAAGTCAGTCTTGTGGTGAAGGGTGCCAACAAGGGGGCTTACATTGAAGAGTTGGTTGTCCAACATGGCGATAACACATACGACATTGATGAGACATCCGCTATTATCTACATGGATGAGGCGATCGAATTGGAGCATTCCGATTCCAATACTGTAGAACATGCCACCGATACCCGCACCATCGGTGACGTGCTCAAAACGATGAATGAAGACCAGATTAACGTTCTGGCAGCACTCTTCCAGATGGGTATGGCTGGAGAGGACAATGAAGATGAGGGTGATGTAGATCACTCTGACAATGACGATGACTCCATCGAGCACTCCAATCAGGAAGGTCAAGAAGTGCACAAAAACGTGTTTGATAAGGACAAGACTGTCGAAGGGGATTCCCTCGAACATGGCATGTCAGACGAAGACTTCACTGCTTTGATCCATTCGGCATACGTCGATAAGGATTCCTCTTTCAAGCAGCGTTTCCTCCAGCATGCTGCTGATAACTACGGCATCACAAACATCGAGATGCTGTTCCCTGAGGCTCAGCTTGTCCGGAAGACCCCGGATTGGGTTGACCGTCGGACTGAATGGGTGTCTGGTGTCCTGGCTGGTGTGCACAAGGTTCCGTTCAATCGGATCCGCTCGATGTCCGCCGACATCACCCTCGATACTGCAAGGGCGAAGGGTTACATCACCGGCAACCTGAAGAAGGAAGAGTTCTTTGCTCTTCGGGATCGTGAGACCGGCCCTCAGACCATCTACAAGAAGCAGAAGCTCGACAAGGATTACATTGATGACATCACGTCATTCGATGTGGTTGCTTGGATGAAGGGCGAAATGCGTCTGAAGCTGGAAGAGGAAATCGCGCGGGCAATCTTGATTGGCGATGGCCGAGAAGTCGACGATCTGGACAAGATCAAGGAAGACAAGATCCGTCCGATCGCCACTGACGACCAGTTCTACACCCATCGGATCACTCTTCCGACCAATGTGACTGGCGAGACGGAGATCGAAGAGATCCTTCGTGCACGCAAGTACTACAAGGGTACTGGCCGTCCCACGATGTACACCACTGTGGACTGGGTTATCGATCATCTGCTCCTCAAGGACAAGAATGGTCGTCGCATCTACGAGAGCAAGGAACAGCTTGCTTCGGTCATGGGGGTAGCTTCGATCGTCGAAGTCGAGCCGATGGAGGGCGAAGATCATCTGATTGCGATTCTGGTGAATCTGTCTGATTACTCGCTTGGCTCGACCAATGGCGGGAAGACTGACTTCTTCGATGACTTCGACATTGACTTCAACCAGTTCAAGTACCTGTATGAGACTCGTCTTTCGGGTGCTTTGACTCTTCCAAAGTCTGCTGTTGCCATTTGGCGGGCAACTGGTGTTCAGGTTATTCCGACTGAGCCTACCTTCGACTATGCTACTGGTGTCTTGACTGTTCCGGATGTTGCGGGCGTTGAATACACCATTGATGATGAGATTGTAGCTGCGGGTGCTCGTCCGGCAATCGCCAAGGGAGCTTCAGTTGTGATCTCGGCTCGCCCGGCAATCGGCAACTACTTCCCGAGCAATATCACCACTCGTTGGGAATACATTCGCCCCTTGAACTGATAGGGATCTGATGGCAAAGCTTTACACAAAGATCGGCTTTGCCGAAACAGAGGAAACAGCTCCCGGTGTCTGGTTGGAAGTCATACATGAACGCTCTTACAAAGTGGACGTCACTCGTAACCTTCGTCGTCTGAATTCGGATGGCGATATGAATGATGATCTTTCTTTGACAAATGAGGTTAGCGTTCTCATGGACGGCTTCCTTCCAGACCACTTCTTCAAGATACGTTATATTTGGTGGCATGGGGCAAAGTGGAAAGTAACCACTGCGGAAATCTTGTATCCACGGTTACGACTCACTATTGGGGCATTGTACAATGGATAATAGATTCAAACTGCAGACGGCACTTGAATGGGTATTAGGGACACGTCAGGTATATTTTCAAAAGCCGACCTCTGTTCTAATGCAGTACCCCGCCATTGTATACACCCGATCTCGCATAGCCGGTGAGCATGCCGATAACATGCTATATTTCGGAAGACTTGGGTATACTGTAACTCTGATAGATAAGAACCCAGACAGTTTATATTTCGATAAGCTAGTGGAGTTCCCTTTTAGTCAGTTCGATAGGCAGTATGCCGTCGATAATCTAAATCACTTCGTATTTACAATTTACTTTTAGGAGTATTCATGGCTAAGCTTACCTGGGACGATACCGGCAAGCGTTTCTTTGAGACCGGAGTTAGCAATGGGGTTCTGTACCCGATGTCGGCTGGCGCCTACCAAACTGGCGTTGCCTGGAATGGTTTGGTCTCGGTTACGGACAGTCCCTCAGGCGCGGAATCTAACCCGCAGTACGCCGACAACATCAAGTACCTCGAATTGCGCTCTCCCGAGGAGAAGGGCATCACGATCGAGGCATTCACGTATCCCGATGAGTTCGCCGCATGCGACGGTTCGGCCGAGCCCACGGAAGGTGTCCAGATTGCTCAGCAACCGCGAGCCAAGTTTGGCTTCAGTTGGCAGTCCAAGAAGGGAAACGATGTCGATAATGAAGAGCATGGTTTCTTTATTCACATTGCATACGGATGCACCGCTGCTCCCACTGAAAAGGCCTACTCGACGATCAATGATTCGCCGGAAGCCGCAACTTTCTCTTGGGAATGTGACACAACCAAGGTTCCTGTGAGTGGTATGAAGCCGACTTCTTACATCAAGATCGACTCTACCAAAGCTCCGTCCGCTGGCATGACCGCTCTGATGGACAAGCTTTACGGTGCAGCGACTGGCGATGGGCCGAAGTTGCCGACTCCGGATGAGGTTCTGGCCCTGTTCAGTCCGTAATAAGACTGGAGGATGTGGACACTTAGGTGAGGAGTGTCCACATCCTCCTCAAGGAGTAGAATGTTAACTATCCAGGTCCCAGAACAAGAGTATTTCAATGAATCGACGAACGAATTCTTCACTTGTGGCGGATTCGAGTTAAAAGTCGAACATTCACTGAATGCAATTTCTCGCTGGGAATCAAAATGGAAGAAACCTTTCCTATCGGAAGGGCAGAAAACTGTCGAAGAAACTCGGGATTACATTAGATGCATGAATCTTACTCCGGGAATTCCTGAGAAAGAGTTCAAGTATCTGCCAAACTGGGTATCTGACAAGATCGCAGAGTACATTACTTCTCCTTACACGGCCACTACGATTACAAATCATGGGCCACAAAAGAAATCCAGGGAGATCATCACCGCCGAAATCATCTACTATTGGATGGTCTCGTATCAGATTCCCTTCGAGTGCGCAGACTGGCATTACGACAAACTCATGAAGTTGATTCAAGTCTGTTCTATTAAATCTGAGAAGCCGAAGAAGATGCCACATGGGCAAGCCATGGCGCAACAGAGGGCACTCAATGCCCAAAGAAGGTCCCAATTTAATTCAGCTGGTTAGTAGGAGATAGAATGGCGTATGAACAAGCACTTTCGACTTTGGGAAATGTGACAGCAAATACCAGAGCTAAAGCCATTTCAGTCATGGACCATTGCCAAGCTACCCTGGGTAGGACACCGGGGGTTCTTTGGGGAATGGGTTCTGGATCTGAGCATGGCACTGGCCGAGCTATTGACTTCATGACATCCCAAAACGGTCGAGGGCTGGATGATGAACTCGGAGATTGTATCGCGAATTACCTTTTGGCTCACGGGACTGAATTTGGTCTTGCTTGGATTATCTGGAAGCAACGGATCTACCCCGGTAGTGGCTCTTTTGTGGCTTACGCTGGGTATAATGCGAATCCCAATGGTGGATGGCGCCCCATGGAGGATCGAGGAAGCACCACCAAGAATCACTACGATCACGTTCATGCCATGTTTGGTGTGGATACGGCGATCAAGAGTGGATCAGTGGTAAAGAATCCCTCCGCGAGTGGAACCGTTTACTTCCCAGCATATCCGTTTGATCCGAATGGTTGGCATCGGTTTGGTGACATCAATGGGCCTGCAGTGGTTCATGGTGGAGATCCAAGATTCGACGACGTAGCTATTCGAGCATGCATTTCTGCAATCCAATTGTGGTTGTGTATTAATAAGTTCGCTGATGTTCCTCAGGGGCAGTGGTCAGCGTGGTGCGATGGAAAGTACGAA